CTCGGAAGCCCTTTTCTCCTTATTTGAGTTCGTCGACCTCTCTTCGGCAGACCGGAAGGCTTTCTTTACCGCCTACTATGTCCCGGAGTTCGAGGCCCGATTAGTATATCACGCAGTTAAAAGTTAGAAATTGCGCAGTTAAATCTTTAGAAATTCATCTGTGGAAAACTACCTCATCAAACTGTCAATTATTGTCACTTTCCCACTTTTCCTGCCCTTTACCCACATTCCTTAATAAGTATATGCTCGGATTAAATCTAAAGTAACCCGCCGTTGTCAGCCGTAGGAATCGGCAAGCCACCACCGCTCAACGCCGACACCGATCCGCCCAAGTCCCCCACCTGCCTACTCAGCGTCCCATACGTCATCGCTGTTGCCGCAGCCTCAATAAGCACCGAGTTCAGCGTCACCCCATACGCGTCCTTGCTCCCACTGCGATCCAACGCTGCATAGTCAGCCTTGCAGAAGATCAGCATGTTCGGCAGCACCTTATTCAGCGAGTTATAGGATAGCAGTGTGTCAGTCCCCGACGGTATTGTCGCCCTCACCCCTCCACCATACGCTGTCGTCCCGCATTCCAGCGTAAACGTCTCACAACTGCGCACATCCGTGCTGATCGCCAGCTGGTTGTCGTCCATATCGTACATCCTGGCAACATCCCGCCCTCCGAACTGCAAGAACCGCACGTAAACCCCATGCTTCCCGTCCGGGGAACATACCCCCCAGCTCGAGTATTTATGGCTTCCCGGTGTGATGTCGAATGTGATCTGCCAGCCTGTCTTCGGCAGCAGGAAAGGCACATACTTGACATCCCACCCCGCCGAAAGCGCCAGCGATGCCGCGACCGCGCTCATGTCCGCGTTCCACCAGTTCACGTCGTGCATCGCGCTCTGATAAGTCAGTATCCCGCTGGAATAGGCCAGCAAATGCCCCACCAGCACGTAGAACGTCGCCGAATGGTCCAGAAAAAGGTACCACGTCGTCAGCCGGTGGGTAACATCCGCCACCATGAACAGCTCGCCGTCCACCTCGATCTCGATCCTGTCCGCCAGCACCCGGAACACAAGCCCTATCCAGCTTGTCGAGCCAAGCGCCGCGGACAATGTCCCTGTCAGGATCTCCGTTGCCGAGCCGCTGTCCAGCCGCTCAACCTTCATGGTCGAGGTCGTAGGGAAGGTGATTTTATATCCATCCCCGCCGCTTGTTGCTGTTGCCAAATAAAACGCCGTGCTGTCCACCGCCCCCATGAAGGCAAACCTCAATTCCGGGTAAGCAGGCAGGGTTTTCGCCGATTGCTTGTCGCTCGTGGTATTGCTGCTCTTGATGCAGGCGTCCTGCACCGCCCCGACCCCCGTTCCCATCCATATATCCGCGCCTATCCCCAATATCCTCTGGGGTTGCAGCGCCTGGTGGGCGTTTACACACAAGCCTTTTATCAGGACCGAGTAGTCGTTCATCAGTATCTCACCGCCGTGCAAAACTCCCCGACCACTCCGTCGGACAGCCTTTCCAGCCTTGCCTTGTAATATTTCCCGCTCGCGACCCCCTTGGTCCATCCCGAAGACACCAGCCCGCCGCTGTTGCACAGGTAAGTGGATGCCGACGAAGTGTTCCCGTAATACATCTGCACCTGATACTGGATCCCGTCGCTCCACGTGAATTGCAAACTGACCAAGGAAGAGCCTATATTCGCCATCACCGGCGTGGGTGGCGTGCCTCCGCCCCCGCCTCCACTCCCAGCGTCATACCCCAGGCCCCATGCGCCATATCCCGTCCCGTCGATTCCCACGCATACCGCAAATGCCACCGCGGTATCCACAATCCCCGTCACCACTATGGTCATGGGCGATCCGGTCAATGCTTTTCTTCCGCTTTCAGCCTGCCCGGTAATGGTTGCCTTGGCGAAATATGTCTGTGGCGAATACGACGCCCACGTCGTCGGGGAATTCGCGGGTGTTGCCCCTACATAGGGATTCAGCGTCCGCACCACCACCCCCATTGATGTAGGCGTCCCCGTAGAAGGATAATTCACCACCAGTGTGGCCGTTCCACTTCCCCTTGTGATACTTACGATTTCCGGTGTCCCGAAGCTCGCCGTCGAGCCCGGCCTCAGGGCAGAACCCCAATACCCGTCCACAGCCGGGGAACTGTTGTCCACCAGGCACACCAGAAAGCAGCAAGAAAGGTCGTTTGCCGCCGTAAAGGCGTGATAACTCCCCCCGCTATAGTATTGAAGAACCTCGAACGACACGCTCAGGTTGTCGCCTGCCTTCGCTATGTTCTTCACGTAGGTATTCCCCAACGCCACCAGCTCGCTGCCCCATTCGCCTATTTCACCGGACGACCGATCCCAGGAGGGGGGAGACGACCCCGCTATGCAGAACACCTTTATCGTGCTGTAGTTGGCCGGGACGCCGCCGGGGTAATTGAGGGTCACCTTTCTGCCCGCGTCCTTGATCGCGGTCGTGATGCTGTTGCTCCCGTCCTGCGGCCCCGCCAGCCGTTCCGCCGTGGCGCCGCCCACATCCACGCAGAACCAGCCGTTCACGACCCCCGCCGCGGTCGGCATCTTGTCCCCGTTGTCCCCGACAGGCTGGAACCACACCGCCGGGTTCGCCCCCTCGGCATGGGTCACCTCCGTCGAAAATGTCGACGAATTGCATTCCGGCGGGTCGAGGGCATAATCCAGGGTGTCGATGTGCGGCTGAAGCCTTGTCGGGTCCGGGGTCGTCGAGCTTGCGCTCTTGCACACCTTTATCTTCACCATGCGGGCCACCAGCGCGCTGAATGTCAGCGTATACTTCTTCGTCCGGCTGTCCAGGACCTCCTTGACCACCGTCACCGAGATCCCGGTAAAGATGTTCGAAGCCGACGCCTCGTTGTAGATGCTCGACCAGCTCTTCACTGTGGTGTCATATTTCGATATAGCCTTGACAATAAAGGACTTTTTCTTCCTGAGAGGCTTGGCTATCTGCGCCTCCCACTGCCTTATCCCCGCCGCCACATCCTCTGCTATGTCGAGCTGACACACCTTATGCCATGCCGTATTCGAAGTGGGATCGCCCGTCGTCCCCGCCGGGGCCTGGTAAACCACCAGTTTCCCGATGCTTGTAACGTCCGTCCCGCTCCCCGTTAGGGTGATGTTCACCGTCGCGGACTGTTCCGCCCGGTCGACGCTCGCGATCACCGGGACTTGCGGCGTCGGTATTGCCGCCCCGCCGCTGGTTATCGTCCCCGCGTCGTACCAATCCGTCTTTTTCCCGACATTCCACGCCCGGACATAGACATGCAAAGACTTCCCGCGCTTGAACATCCTTGGGAACTCGAATGTTTCCCCGCTTGCGTCCGCCTCGAACGTGTGGTAATAGGTGTTAGCCGGGGCGACCACTTTCACCCGGATATGGCTTGCCGTTCCCGTCCAGGAAACGGCCGCCGTCAGGTTGCACTCCACCCCCGCCGTGCCCGACACATCATCCTCAGACGAGGCCAGGGTGCACCCCGTGATCACCGGCAGGGTATACTCGCTTCCCGGCGGCACTTCCTCGTCATCGTCTATCGCCGAGCTGTTCTCGTCCGAGATCTCCGACTCCCTCAGGTCATCCAGCTTGGCGAACACGTCCGCCCACCAGAGTTTTCCCGCAGGTAGATAGACCTTCGCGTAGTAATACCCGTCCGACTGGATCACCGGCATCACGGTTTTGTGCTTCTTCTCCGTGTCCCGGTCCTTGCCGTCCTTCCAGATGGTAACGTGGAACCGCCACACTGGAATGGTCTCATCATAGGGGTATGTCCATCTCAGCTCATACAGCCGCCACTGCTTCTTCACCGTGTCCGTATTGCCCGGCGCGGTGGTTACGACCGTCTCGACCGTCTTCAGCCTCGGGTAATCCGACGCCGGCCACAGGCTGTTGAACATCGAGCTGTAACTCTTTGTCATGGTGAAGTTAAGGGGAGGAGGCGGGTCCTCGTCGTCCGTTTCGAGCTGGTTGTCCTCATACAGCGAGGTATCCGGTAATATGCCCGTCTGCGCCTTCAGGTCGAGGATCACCACATCGGCGTTTTCGAGGTCGCGCTCGTACTTCACGATCCGGTATTCCACTCCGCCGATGCTCACCCGTCCGTTGAAGCACAGCCCCGCCGTGTAATAGACCGCGATACCCGGGATGGCCTCCCGGTACCGCGACCAGTAGTCGTAAAGCCTTTCAGCCGCGCTCCTAAGCCGCGTATAGCTGTCCGTGAACGGGAAACTCTTCTCCATCTTGCTTCCCGCCAGCGGCGCCACCCCCACCTTGACCGTCCTGTCGTCCGTGCCCGTCAGCTTGATCAGGTCATACCTCTCCGCCCCGACGGGCTCCGGTTGCAGCCCGTCCTCCGCGAACAGGTTGTCTATCGGGATGACCGACCCCACCCCGGTCTCGTTCCGTTCCGAGATGATCAGGGTGTCCACGTCGCAGGAGGTCGTCGAATTCACGAAGGACGCAAGGTCCGCGACGGCGTCCCCGATGGTCTTCCCCTTGAAATCCGCAATGTCCACGATGTCGGTAAAGGTTGCCGTGCTGTAGCTGATGGACCGCTTTGCCGCGTCCCAGTTTGCCGCGTCCAGAAGGCCGTCTATAAGCCAGTGGGCCGTCTTGCCCCTATACCACGGGTTGTCCACAACGATCGCGTCCCCGGCCGTGTAGTTCGCCTTCAGCCGCTTCTTGAAGGTGATCTCGTTCGTGCCCGTATCCACCGACTTGACCTTCAGCTCCTGCTCGAGGATGTTGCTGTTCGGCTTTACATGGGCGATTTTTATGATGTCCCCGGCCGTCAGAGGCTCGCCGCCTGCGTCCAGGACACTGTTCACCGTCAGTTTCCTCGAATGCTTCGTCCCGGTCACGATGGAGATCGAACTGTAATCACGCTTGAACGACTCCGCGTTGTAGCTCTGCAGCCTGCTCAGCGCGTCATCCACCGTCACATTGACGAAACTCCGGTCCTCCGCGAACTTGACGGTATCGTAATCCAGGTCCCCTTCCCAGATGACCGTCCCGCCCAGCTTCACCCTGAAGCCGTATTTGGCAGGGTAATAATCCGTCGGCGGCAGGTTTGCCGTCGTCAGGATGGCGTCCCACTCCCCGGACGTGTTGCCCAGCTTGAGGCTCAGCGCGTCGAAGGCCACCCGGTGCTCCTCGTCCTCGAACTGCTGGACGAGAGACCCGGACTCCTCCTCCCCAAGATCGACCGCGCTGTACGTCCCCGCCTTATCCCTGAATTCAAGGGTGTATTCCGCCACTAGGCTGTCCCCAGGTGAAGGGGCGACGGCAGGCTCGACATTCTCGCCGTGAATTCGAATTCCAGCTCCACCTCGACCGCCGCGTTGATGCCCTGCAGCGGCTTGGGGTCGAAGTCTTTCGTCAGCCGCGCCCGTCGGTAGGTCGTCCCGTTGTTGAACGAGATCGTGAACGGCACCGCGTCCGTATCCGCGTTTTCCGCCGCCAGCATCAGCTCAAGGGTTGCCAGCTCGTCGGGCTCGATCCACCACTTGGCCTTGACACCCGCCCAGATACCCTTGCGGGATACCTTCATCGTCCCGGCCGCCGTTTTAAATATGGCCTGCTTGAACTCGTACTTGGGCTCCACCGAGATCGGCGTGGGCATTGTCCCCGAGTTGGACCCCGTCCATTTGACGACATGCTGGAACCAGCCCATCTACGACCCCATGGTTTTCTTCGAAATGGCCTTGTTTTCCCGGTTGATTTTCCTCACTGAAGAGCGCAAAAGCGCCTTATTGCCGGTGTCAATGATCGCCGCCCCGTGGTAGTGGGTGTGGAAGTTCAGCGTGCCCCCTGCCGCTTCCTGCCTCCGGGGAGTGCCGTTGATCAGCTCGGCTATGACTGCCTTGAAGTCCGCCTCAGGAGCGACGATCTCCGGCTGCCACAGTTCGCCGATGACGCCCCAGGTCGGCTTGTCTATCCGCCCCCCTTCCGCGAACCCCGTCAGGGACGCCGCCGCCATTCCCTGCGCCATCGCCGCGAAGGCGGTATAAGTGGCCATCATCTGCGCCACGAAGGCCGTCGCGATCCCAACACCCGCGAAGGGGATCGAGGCATGCGCCGCGAATATCTCCGCGATTGCGAGGTCGAGCGCCGCCACCGTCATGATCTGGTTCGCCCCCACCTCAGCCGTCGCGATGGCGGTCCTTGCCGCCGCTCCGGTCGCGCTCGCCGTGGTTTTGGCGGTTTCCCCGAACACCCATCGCATGATCATTTCGCCCACCCATGCGAGGAACTTGTTCACGAAGATCTGTGCGAACTGGGCGATCATCTGCCTCAGCACATTGCCCCAGCTCACCTTCATCCCTGTTATGAGTCCTGCAAAGGCGTTCGAGAGCGGCTGCATCATGCTCTGAAACCCCTCCGCGAAGACTGCCGCCCGCTTGTTCAGCGTGTCATAGACGCTGTCCACCCACGCCTGCAACGGGTTCATCAGGTTCTGCACATACTGCTGAAGCGCCGACCTCTGCTGCTGGAAGGCGCTCTCCTGTTCCTGCTTCTGCTTTTCGAAGGCCTGCCGGGCTTTTTGTGCCTCTTCCTGGCGGTACCGCTCCCTTATCTCCGAGATCGCCCTCTGTTTGTCCTCTTCGATCTGAATGAGGCCGGTCTTTATCGCCTCGGCGTCAGCCGTCGCGGCGTAAAGTACTTCCTTGTATTTTGCTTCCTTCTTGTCGATGGCATCAAGTTCTCGCGCCATCGCGTCCATCGCGGCAACGACCATCTCGGACTGCGCTCCCGCCCACGCATCCGCCGCCCTCCGGGCCGCGTCCTCGTTGGCTTTGGCTACTCGTTCCGCCTCGCCCGTGTCGGTGGCGTGGATGGCGCCCCCTCCACCTCGCACAGGCTTGTTCTCTGCCTGCTGGATTCGGACGTATTCTTGGGCTTTCTGTTTTAATAGGTTGTTCTCCTGTGCCAACAATTCATTTCTTTTCTTAGCTACAGTTGCCTGTTTAGGATCATCCTTTTTTAATGCATCTGACTCCGCCTGTACTCCTTGTAAAGCAAGGCGGACATCCATCAGATCTGTGGCTATCTGGCTCATCCTTGCTTTGGAGAAGTATTCCACATACTGCTTGAAGGTTTTGGCTTCTCCTTCGAGCATTTCTTTGATGGTGTTCTGCCGCGCCGCGTCGTTCATTTCTCGGATCGCCCGAGAGAGGTCATCCACCGTCATGGTAAGCTGCCCGGCCGCCTGGGCGTTGTTCAATAGTTCGTTCCTCTGCTGTGGGGCCAGGGTGTTGAATACCCTGAAGGCGTCGTTTGTCATGTCGATGCTGTATTTGGCCTTGATCCGCGCCGTTGCTGCTTCCACCTCGGCATCCGATAATCTCCGCAGGGCCAGCAGGGCGTTCGCCGCCGCCCCATAGTACTGGTTCGCGCCGGTGATCCAGCCCCACCAATGCCCGTAACTGGCCTGTTGGAATTCCCGTATCATCGTCCCGAACTTCCACCCTGCGTATGCCGCCCCGACAACGAGGAACCCCTTGGTGATAAGCCCCAATCCGTTGACGAACTCGTTTATCGCCGTCATGCCGCTGCGCAGTTGCGCGAAAAACCCGGCGAAATTCAGGTTTTTAAGCGCCGCCCCCACGCTGGATATTGCAGGGGCAAGGCTGTCCTCCAGCCGCTGCGCCATCATGGCAATCTGGCCGGTCCAGCCGGTCAGGCCGATGTTCGATCCGATCGTATGTGTGATCTCCGCCTGTGCCCTCTGTAGTCCCGATGTCAGGGGGACGGTGTTGACCGTGGGCGTCACCTGCGCCTTGGCGGAAGTGTCCTTTGCCCACTGGTCTACCTTCGGCTGGACGCTGTTCAGGCTCTTTAGCATCACATCCACGTCGGCAGTAAGTTTCAGTGCGCCCGATGACCTCAGTTTCTCCTTGAGGTCCTTCAAACCGGTCTCGATGGAGCTGAATAGCGGTTCGAGGTCGGCTATTATCGGGACGATCAGGGCGCCCAGTTCGTCATTTTCAGTCGCCATTCAAGATCCTCTTCGCGGCATCCGGTATCTCATCTCGTGTTAAGCCGGCCATCTTTATCCAGTTTTTCATCAGCTCCTTCTTGCTCAGCTTGCCCCGCTTCGTACGCTCTTGCGGCAACAGGGAGGAGTCGATTTCATATTTGCCGCCCAGGCTGTTGTTGATCACCTGAAACAGCCGTTGACGGTTGAACTCTTCCATCCGCCTGGAGGATTTCAGGTGTATCGCCGCCGCGGTCGCCTCGACGACCGTTGACCCGAAATATATCTGCCGCGCCTTGATCGGGTCGCCGGCGGCAATCATCATTGCGGCGTCTCTATAAGTGGCCGGATCGCCTCCCTCATCTTTCCGGTCGCCTCCTGCAGTTCTGTCGGCAGTTCGTTGCTTTTCCAGGATTTCAGCAAGTTGTCTATCGCACTGCCGTTGATAGTAAAAAAATCCCTGAGTATCTCCCCGGTCTGGACTGTGTTCAGGTTGAACCTCAACAGCTTTTCATCGGCGGCAAGGTCCTTGTCCTCAAGGGCTACCCCTTCCCGCACAAGGACGATGGCCAGTGCGGCGGCCAGTTTATGCTGGGCGAGCGCCGCTTCGATCATTGCCTGTACTCCTATTTTTCCGTCGGTCAGAAGGGGAACCAGGAGCGTTCCCAGTTCCTCCTTCTGCCACAGTATCAGGATGTCCTGCCAGAACTTTACCCCGCCTATCTCGTAGTATTTCTTCGCCATCCCGCCTCCTTTTTATTCCGAGGATTATTCCGCCTTGTAGTTGAATTCGACCATCGCCAGCTTGCCGTTGGTGTCGCCCATGGCATCGTCGTTCACGATGTTCAGCTTCCAGGGAACGTCGATCGTGTCCTTGGCGGCCATCGGAAGCTTGAGGTCGCGGGTGAACTGGCACTTGAAGCATGTCAGCCTGGCCCACAGCCCGTTGTCGAAGTCTACCTTGTGCTGGACCGAGAAGTAGTTCGTGGTGTTGTTGCCGCCGATCATGAAGCTTTTGATGTGGTTGACCAGGTCGTCCTCGATGTCCGTGTCCGCCAGCCCGCACGCCTTCGCCAGGATGGCCGCGGTTATCTGTTCGAGCTCGATGTCGAGGGACGCCTCCTCGCCTATGTAGAAATACTTCACAACGCCGCCGTGGTTGCCGCACTTCTTCTTCAGCTCGTCGGCCTTGTAATTGAACGTCACGCCCTTTTCGGTGGTCGCGCCGCAGTCGGTATACCCGCTGTCGTACGCCCCCTCCGAATAGGTCTTTATTCCGACGTTGCCTTTTCCCAGTTGGATTTCGTCAGCGACTATGGTCATGTTATTTCTCCTTCCCGGAGGCGTCGCGCCCCGTATTGTATGTGTCGATCGTGTCCCTTAATGTGTCGTTGTCTGCTTGCAATAAGTCTATGCCTGTCAGTATGTTGTCCATCTCTTCCTGCGAAAAGCAGTAATTTCCGTCTGCGTTCTGGTCCGGTATGATGACCGATGGCGCCGCCGGCCTTTTCGGGAGTGGGATCTCCGGGCAGGCGACGGCCATCGGTCCTGGGGGGATAATCACGGCCTTGTGTGCCGCGCATGATACCCCGGATGCGAGCAGGAGGGGGACTGCCAGCCACGTCATGAAGCGGAATACCCGTTGTCCTGGCTGGGCCTTTCGCGGGGTGGGCGAAGGTCGGTTGTCCTTTTGGGCTCGCATCCGGGTTTCCAGCTCGCGCGCCCTTTCAGACGCTTCAAGCGCATTCTCGAGGTCCTCCGCCCTCGCCTCCAGCTCGGCGTTTTCCGCCGCCTGCTTCTCATGCCTCTCCTCTTCCGAAGGCTTGCGCCCCACGCCGATGATCCACAGCACGAGTTTTAAAAGCTGGGCGAGGAGGGAGAGCATTGTTACGCCTCGGCCTTATGGACGAACTTGCCGACCTTGTTCCAGGTGGCGACGATCGCGTCGATGATCTTGTCCGCCGCCGCGAGGATGAATTCCTTCAGCCCCGGCAACCCCGGGACGTAATCGTCCGCGGTGTCGATCAGAATCGTCAGCCATTCCATGACGGCGGCCTTCTTGGTTTCGCCGTCCCCGCCCGCCGCCTCGATCGCCTCGATCATCTGGACAAGCCCCTTCCAGAGCATCCCGATCCCGGCGATGACCTGAAGCCACTGTGTTACGCTCCACTTTACCTTGACATTCGACATCTTACTTCTCCTCCTTTCGGTATATCCGTAAACTCTTGAGCCTTAATATGATGGCGAGGATGTTGCCCGCCCCGAGCCCCTCGATCAGGGTCTTCCACTCGACAGGCAGGATCCCCGGCCAGCGGAAATCCGCCCACAGCGCCCCCCCGCAGCAGAGCAGGCAGATGACGCACCCGATGATGGTCCAGCTTTCCGAGAGGTGCTTTTTACACGAGTTGTTCACCGGCTTCCTCCATCCATTTCGCCATCGTGACGATCGCGCTGACATAGTTCAGCGTCTGCCTGGCGTTCGCGTCCCCCGTGACCAGCCTCAAAAGGGGCGCACAGTTATCCCACAGCGCCACATTGCCGCCTTTCGCCCGGACCATGCCCCATACACAGGGGCCGGTCTTCTTCCCCGTTATGTGCCCGATCCCGCAGTTATAGCCGGCAAGGCAGAACTTCCACTTCTCGGCCTCATCGGTTACGATGTCCAGCTTGCGGAAGCCGAAGATCTGCGGCCCGACGATCTTGCCCTGCTGGTCCTTCAGCGCGATGTCCTTGCCGTACAGCCACGCCATGTAAGCCGCCCCCGCCATGATGTTCGAATATGCGTCTTTTATGTCCATACTCCCAAGGGTCAGCCAGTTGAAGGTCGCCGGCATCACCTGCATCACCCCGTAGGCGCCGCTGACGCTGTTCTCCGTCATGGTCAAACTGGATTCCTGGATTCCCTGGGCCTTCAGCCTCTGCGCCCACAGGTTCGAGCCGCCGAAAAACTGGTAGCTGGCGACTTTGAACATATGGTCGTAATGGCGGTAAGTCCTTTTCGAAGACATCTCCAGGTAGCCGCGGTATCTCATCCGGTCCTCCGCCGGGGGACGGCCCGGTGCCGCTCGACGCAGACGCTTTTAATGGACTTGATCTCGCCCTCGATGGCCCCGATCTTGTCGGTATGCGCGTTTATCTCATCCCACTGCCGCTGTTGCGAGTCCTTGAAATCCTGTTTCAATTCCTTGAGGGTCGCGTTCATGCCGGGGATCTGGCTGACAGACTCGCTCATCTCTGTCAACGACTTGGGCCTGCCCCACATGTGGGCGATAATGCCAGCTACTGCCGTCCCTACCGCGATCCACAGAGGCCAGTTCATCGTTACTCCACCACCACGGATGCTACCAGCCCATGCTCGCTTACATATGTCGTGGGAGACCCGGCATACCGGATGACCACCGAGTAATACCATGTCCCCGCCCCGGGCGTGTCGTTTATCGTCAGGTCGGTCGTGTCGCCGACGGTCGCCCAGTCGGTGATGCCGTCAGCGCTGCGCTGGACGCGGTATCCCGCGACAGCCGTATTCGCCGGCACGGCCGCCCATGTGATTGTTACCGTCCCCGCCACATTCACGGCCGTCGCTGGTGGCACCTCGACGAACGCCACGCCGTCGCCTGTCGGGATGGATTCGGTCAGGGCGATGACCCCGGCCGCGTACCACGCCCGCTGGTTCACCGTCCCGCTGCCCTCCGCGTAGTTGCAGGCGACCACCACTTCCGTCCCGGATGCGGGGCATGTGCCTCCGTAGGCCGATTTTCCCAACGAATCTTCAACGGCGAAGGCGAACGAGTTGTCTTCCGAGTTATAGATCGGCCGCGCGTTCGTCCACGGGGTCGTCCCCGAAGCCGTCATCAGCCATGAATTGCACGGATAGGCGAACTGGTACAATACGGTCGGGTCCTCCACCCCGATGAACGGCAGGTTGTAACTGCTGCCGTATTGGCACATCTGCGCCGCCGCGGAAAGGCTAAGGGCGCACAGGATTATTCCGAGGCGTACACTTCGCTTGAGACCCATTTGTCGTTCCCTTCCGTGAAGTAGTATTTCGCGTAGCATACCTTGGGCAGGACGGCGACGCTGGCCGGGCTCGTCATGACATCCCGGTTGACGATCAGTTCCACCCGGTTGACGCTTTCCTTGAACGACGGGCTTGCCGCCGTCACGGTGTAGTTGCCCGCCGTGCCGCTTATTGTCGGCTTGGGGATGTTCATCACCGTCAGCGTGATCTCCCGGTCCTCGTCGGGGGTGAACACCGCGTAGGCCATCTTGCCCTTTATGTGGGCGAGCGCCATCCACTGTTTCTTGTTGTGCCTCTTGATGACGGTCTTGTATATCCACTTGTTAGTCTTGGCGTTATAACTCTGTTCCAGGTACTGTTCCGCGTCGGGGGCCTTCAGCGGGAATACCATCGCCTGTTCGGGCTGCATCTTGTCCGCGGGCACTTTCAATGTCACCCGGGCGTTTCCGTTGTCCGTCATCACCACGTTCAATATCAGGTTTATGGCCAGGAGGAGGCTTATCATTTCCTTATCCAGTCCGACGACGCGCCGAGTTCGGAATAGCTGCCGTCCGAATACACGAGTTGAAGCTGGTAGAAGATGTACCAGTTGGCCGTCACCTCGCTGATGTCGTCCTCTGCGGCCGTTGCGTCGGGGTCCACGGTGTCCGCGAGCACATTCGGCTCGGCGTCGCCCACGCCCTTGTAGGTCCTTATCACCCTGATGGCCGTGACCTGCCCCTCGTAGGAGTAGGTTATCTCATCCCAGCTTATGGTAACGGCGTCCCCGTCCGCAGATACGGTCGGCTTGGGGATCTCGTCCGCCGTGGCCGTGTATGTCCCGTCCTCCGACGGAGAGTCGGTGAACACGTTGCCGTCGTAGGCGCTGTGGGTGACCCGCTTGGGATTGCTCTCCGAGGGGTTCAACAGGACGCTGAACGTCTCGGGCTGAACAGGCAGGTTGTAAAGGTCCAGGTCGAACTTCGTGGCGGAGGTCTTCGATAACGCCATTTCCATCGAGCCGCTCTTGCTGGACGGACGGACTTCGATCACGTCCCCGTTCGTCACCTCCACGGCTATGTCGATGCTCGCGTTCCTCGGCGTGTGGGCGTTCTCTGGCCCGTATGAGTTAAATGCCAGTGCGGTATAGGCTTTCGGCACGGCATAGATCGTATAGAACTCGTTGATGGCATAACCCTGCCGCGTCCTGGTAAGCGCCCCGGTGTCGGTATAGGTGCCGCTGTCGTCGGTGATGGTGGCCAGAAGCACCTCGGCGCGGAACTCGGGATGGGCGATCCCCTTGTAAACGTAGCAGTTATGGGACCCGGTCGGGGCGACCGTCCAGGTCAGGACAATATCGTTGCCGCTCTTCGCCATCGTCACGGTCGTCACCGGCCTCGCCGCCTGGGAATCGAGGCCCGCCCCGAATGCCAGCCCCGGCAGTTGCGCCAGGGCGGGCATCATGAGGGCAGTCACTAAGACCGCGAAGACGGCCTTTTTCATCAGTAGGTCACCAGCAGCTCGACCGAGGCCGAAGCCCCGGTTGCGAGAAGCTCGATTGTTTTCCACGGCACGTCCACGTTTTGCAGGCTTTCGCCGCTCGACAAATAGAAGTCGTTCGAGGTGTTGATCGTGCCGTCCTCGAACTTGATGTAAAGCGTGCCCGTCCCCCGGTTCACGATCCAGGTGTGCTGGGCGATATGCCCTCCCGGTATCGTGTAGGTGGTCTGCTCGGTGGTCAGGACGGTAGGACGTTCAACCAGCCATGATAGCGGCTGGGTTCGCGGCGTTACCGCCACCGCCTGTAGGGCGACGAGTAGGATTACTGCAAGGATCGCCAGCCGTCTCATAGTCCCTCCTTAATCAGCCGCTTCGGGCGTCAGGACCGATTCCGGGTTCAGCCCGCCGACATACCACTTGTATGTGGCTTCTCCGGTGCTGATTCCCATTACGATCATCCCTGCCCCTATTTTGTGGGAGGCCGTAGAGATCGTCACGTTGTCCGATGTCGCCACCCCGTCGCATACGATGCCGTTGCTGTCGGCTGTCCCGCAGGTGACGACCAGGTTCTGGTCCGCGGTTTGCAAAAAGTAAAAGGTGACGCCCACGGTGGTCGCGTCCGGGTCGGGGATTGTAAATGTAGTTGTCCCGTCGGATTTTGTGGCGATATACCGTTTGTTGTTCGCCGCCGTAGTCAGGGTGGTTGCGCCGCTCTCATTTATGACGTTCTCGAACACCGCCGCCTGGAAATAGGCCGTGTCATGCCCGTCCAGCGAGTCTGCGTTCAGGTTCGTGTTGACGGTCGTCGATGTGCAGGCATAGGGCTGGGTGCCGGTCGAGGCCGTCGAGGTGTAGTTTGTTGCCGTCGTGCCCGGTGTCATCGGCGGCAGGTCCGCGAAAGCGATCGCGGCCAAAAGCAGGGCGCCGATTGTCATAAGGATACAGGTCAGTTTTCTCATCGCGCCCTCCTTAGTAGCTGATCCAGACGCGGACGGTCGAGCTCGCCCCGGTCGTCTTCATCTTCAGCGTCCTGAACGGGATGTTCACGTTTGCCAGGCACTCGCCGGATTTGATGTAGGTGTCGGTCGCAGTGTCCACCGCCGTCCCGTCGAACGAGAGGTAGAGCTGGCCTGTGCCGTCGTTGCTGATCACCCACTGAACGGCATTGTGAGACGCCGGCACCGTGACGGTCGTGTCAGCCGAGGTGAGGACAGTGTACGCGGCGGGTGTGTAGCCCGACAGCGGGGCGGTACGCCATGTGGCCGCCACCGAAACGATGGCGATGATGAGGATCGCCGTGATGAAGAGCATCCGTTTTGAGTTTACGAATTTCATTTAAACCTCCTTGGCAATAGCCGAAATGTTTTGGGATAGTCCCCAGCCGCCGTCTGCCGGTATCGGCATGGGGGTCTCGGGTTCTATGTAGGTGATCGGGAACAGTGTCCCTTCGTCATAGGCCGCGCGCAATGCCGTTTCCGCCGCCGCCTGAAGGGCAAGGACGGCCGACGCGTTCACCGCGCTGTAATAGCGCAGGTTGACGGTCAGCCTTCTGTGCGCGTGGGACAGGTCGCTCTTCCCGGGCGACCTCAGCGCGATGAGTATACAGGGGTATTCAGGGGGCCGGTCCTGCTGTTCTACGGCAACGCGCCCCGAGACGATTGCCGCGACAGCGGCATCGTTCAGCAGGCAGTTCCGCACCTGGGCGAGGGGGTCAGCGTAATTCACTTCTCAGCTCCTGGCCGGCCGCCGACAGCGCGGCCGATAGTCGCGGGTACAGCTCCTTGACGCCCGCGGCCTTCGCGGGGGCGAGGAAGGGATGCGGCAGGGTGCCGTGCTGGTAGATGTGCCACCTTATCGCGTAGGCGATGTGCGCCATCGTTGCCAGGCCCCTCGTTCCGGCAGTCTTCTGTGACGCCCCGATCCCCCGGTGCTTCATCCACTCGAGGATTACCTTGACCGGCGGCATGTACTTGTCGTGCCCCGCCGCCGGGCCGGTGCCTTCTTCCTTGAATCGCCCGTAAGGGCTCGTGCAGATCAGCTTCGATATGACCTTCCCGTCCGCGATCTCGGTTTTCCCATCGATTTGCCGGATAAGCTGCGCCGTATCCTTGGGGGCATTGACTTTCGCGGTCTCCACCATCATGATGGTGATGTCGTCCATCGCCCTGAAGACCCGGTCGGTGAAGATTATCCTTACCCGCGCCATATCGAAGCGTCCCGTCATGACGCCTCCCTCAGCTCGATCCGCACGTGCCCCGCCCCGAAGAGCGTCCGCCCCTTCGTGATTGTAAAATCGCGGTAGGTGACGCTTCCGGCGGTTATTGTCGAGCCGTCCGGGATCCCGGTCTGGTGGTCGCAGATCGCGACCTGTCTTACCGAAGCGTCCAGCCCCATCTCGCCCCACTTCTGGGCGTCGTAACTCATCAGATAACAGGGGATGTTCACGTGTGTTTCCGTGTAGGTCGGCTCTCCCAGGTCGTTGGGTGTCCCCGCCGTTCTGAGGTTGAGGACGATGATGTCTTTCAGGTAGTCCGTGAGGTATTCTTTCATCTCGACTTCACGCACTTGCCGCCGGTCAGGAGCGCCGCGACATCCTTGTCCATGCCCTGCTGGACGAACTTGATCGTGTAATCCCCCAGGGTTTCCTCGGTGACTCCTTCCGCCACCCGCTCGCGCGCGCTGAAATGCCGCCACATCCTGCTGGCCAGCATCAGGGACGCTTCCTTGACCGGGGCGGGAATGTCCGCCGAGGCATAGCCGTGGTCGACGTCGAACACTATCGGAACATCCTCCGCCACCGAGAAGGGCAGGATCACCCGCCCCCATGTGGTCCGGACGATATCCGCCAGTTGCGCCTCGGTAAGGTCTTCCCCGTCAACCGTGACCGAATTGACCGCGTTCACCGGATGACAGGGCAACAGGTACCTGTCGGTCCCGTTGCCCTCCATCTCGATCTCGTCGGCCTTGTGCTCGTCGAAGTCCCGGCGGCAGAACGAGTCGACCGCCAGCTTCGCCCTGCTCAGCAGCAGTGTGCGCTGGCTGGTCGTGGGCATGGCTGCCGCGGGGTCATCGAGCAGCAGCCTTGCCTGGTATTCTGCATCCGAGCAGTAGGCCATTATTTCCCTTCGTCAGCCTTGGGCGATGCGGCCTTGGGCGCGGAGACGATCTCCCACCGCTTTGAATCCTTGGCCTCCTGGGCCTCTTCCGGCGTCGCCATTACCTCGGCGCCCTTCTTGAGGCTTTTCATTCCCGTGAGCTGGCTTCTTTCGCTGAAAGCCAGCAGTCTTATCTTGACCAGATCGTTCTTTGCCATTTCAGGCTCCTTTCCGGCTTAAATGGTCCTGGTGCCGAGCACGCAGGCGTCGAGCACTTCCGCGTGTCCCGCCCTCAGGCTGATCGTCAGTTCGATCATCTGGGCGCGGGGCTTCCTCTGCCTTTCGACGGTCATCCTGCGCTTCATGCCGAGCCAGAACGCCTTGTCATGGGCGAGGATCGCCTTCTGTGCCGCGAGTTTGACCAGCCTCTTGCACTTGATCCCCTGGTACAGGAGGCCGCCGTTCATGGATTCCGTGAGGGCCTTGTCGCCCATCTGCGTGTTTCTCGCCTTGTAGACCTCCCACAGCTCGTTGAACTCGTCCTTGGCGAGCCAGAACGTCAGCTCTTCGGGGTTGTCGAAGTTCTCGGGAATTTCGCCGTACAGCCCGGTCAGGAACTCGGTGACCGTCTGCACCGCCCCCGGAGTGTATGTTGCTCCGCCGGCGGTCAGGAGTTTCACGGCGCCGTCGAACATCTTGAGGGTTTTGTTCCCGCTCGTCGTGTCGCCGTTGATGATGGCGTGCTGCAGGTCCTTGCTGACCCCCTTCATGGCGAGGTCGCCGATCAGGTTGTCGAACTTTGCGTTGGCCGCCGCCTCACCGATCTCGCCGGGGTTCCTGCCTATGGCGTCTTCGAGGACGCTGTAGGGGATGTTGACGGGATAAATGCCGTTGACCGTGGTGATCTGCGCCTTCCCGTTCGTGAACTCGACGATGTCCGTGGGCTCGGTGCCTTCCGCGGCCTCGATGAGCTGGTCGTCGGCGATGCCGATCGTCGGGATGTCCATCGGCTCCCCGCTCTGGATCAGCATGCACCCGTTGGATGCGATCTTTTCCAGGAGGGGGGTTGCCTCCTTGCCCGACGTGGTGATGAAGTCCCGGAGGCTTTCGGCCGGCACTTCTCCTCCGCCCGACAGGTCGATGGATGATGCCCTCGCGAAAAACCTCTTGAGCTGCTGGTCGATGTATTCCTGGATCTTGTCCATGATGCCTTCTCCTCTCTTAGTCGGTCACGGCGCCGATGAATGCGCCGCGGTACTTTGATTCCGGGACCTTTGCCCCGGCGCCCTGGACCGTTTCCTGGGATTTTCTCTGGGCGGCCATCGCATCGAGTTTGGCTTCCAGCTCGGTGATCTTCGCCGCCTGCGCCGCCATGGTCCTTTTCGTTTCCTCGTCAGGCTGGGTTGTGACTGCGGCATCTTTTTTCGGCTCGACAGGTTCGACCGCCGCGATCGCGGTGTCCATCCCCGCGAGGGCCTCGGCTGAAGCTCCCGCCGCCGCCATGTCGGCGCGCGCCTGCTTCAGGGCGTCGTACTTGTCCTTCGGCATCGCCGCCCTGGTTGCCGTTTTGGCTTCCTGCGCCGGTTTCTCCTCGGTTTTGCCCTTATCCTTGCCTCTCGAGAACAGGCGCGTCAGAATGTTGCCGACGCCTTTTTCGATCTCCTGGTCGAGTTGCTCTTTGGTGAATTCCATGCTGGTAACCTCCATTCTCCGTAATTCGGATGGTTGTTCATTGAATAGCTGATAGAATTTTGAAAGGTTTTTGTAAGCCTCTTCCCGCTCCGTAACGGACAGCCCTAGGTCGCCGTTGGCCCCGTTCAGCCCGGCCATCGCGGCCACACAGCCGTGGTAGAAAAGGGTCAGCTTGCCGTCGACCATGCGCGCCACCGGCAGCTTGTAGGCGCTCTTGTCCTCGCCCGATCCGATCAGGCAAGCGCGCTCCATGCCCGCCCAGCCGAGGGCCGCGACGATGGCGTCGCAGTCGTCCTTCCAGTCGAACGTCCAGCCCGCCTCCTTGTCGGCGAGGCCGAGGTCCGCCCGGCTGAACAGGGAGATCTGCGCGTCGGGATTCGAGGGCCTGTCCACGAGCGAGAATTCGATGATGCTGTACCGCGTGAAGACGAAGACATCCTTGCCGTTCCTAGTCTCCCAGTGGCCGTCGTAATCCTCGGCGAACCGCAGGCTGAACCCTTTGTATAGCCCGGCTTCCGCCTTTTTGATCGCCTCGGCGCCCACAATCTTCGCCCCCAGCCGCAGTTCGGTATCCGTCAATTCCATGCACGGGACGCCGCCGATCACCTCGGGGTTGTGCATGTCGCGAAGGTTGCGCCATTTGTCGTACTCTTTGATCGCCTCGCGGGTCGCGTCGATCGAGAAGGCGGTATCGTACGAATCTACAGCTTCCGAAGTGCCTGTCCCGAACGCCCAGAGATGGTCCCCCTGGCGGACGAAGCTTGCAGGGTAGTATCTGCTTGTAAGCTTGACCGGTAGTGTCTTCGGCTGCACCATACACAACCTCCAACCCGAGCATAATGGAGGTTGTCGCCATCCGTCTAACAACTATGCGTCTTATGCGATTTAACTGTAGATTTTAAGCGGCGTTCTCTTCAGGAAGTTCATTTTTCGGTTCGATGACGGCAACCCAATAGCAATCTCCGTTCGGATGCGGACACATCGGCAACGTCATGGCGACCTCAACGGCATACTCCCCCTCATAATCTCCACAGGCGCATTTGCCGTCATATCCCGGCCCCAGCACCCACCGCACCTTTTTCACGCGGCCCTTATAACCCTGGAGGCGTGCGGCATTTGCAGCTTTCGACAGTTCCGTCCTCGCGATTCTCCGGGCTTCATAATTGGTCAGCGTGGACATTTTTTTCAGCCGCTCCGCCGCCTGGCTCACCGTTTCCCCCAGCCTTTGCGATTCGAGAAGCGCCTGCTTGGCGTTGCCCGCGATCTTGGCGGCCGTGGACTTCGACAAGGCTATTTCCTGCTTTTCCAGTATCTTGATGAGATCCTCGTCGATGGAAGAGAATTCAATCTCGATTCCGAGCTCTGATCCCGCGTCGTCCAGCCCCGCTTCCAAAGCCTTCTTGAGATTGTCCAGCATGGCTTTCTCTAGGTTTTTCCACAGCTTGTCTTCGAGGGCGGCAATCGCCGCCTCCTTGTAGACGACCTTGTTGTTCTCGTATTTGACGACCTTGGCGAGGTCAGCCGTCCAATCGCTTACCAGCTTTTCCAGCTTGGCGGTCAGCTTGTTGATGAGCCCCTGCGGGACAGCCCCCTTCGCCCGGCATTGATCCGGGTCGAGCAGGCCGCATCCGCACAGGCACTGCTCAGTCAGGCTCAGTAGCCGGTTCAGGTCGTCGGTGGTCGTCTTCATTATGGTCTCTTGCCCTCGATATCTCCGCCCTGATCGCCATCAGGTTGTCGATCAGCCGTCCGAGGGTGGGCGTCCCCTGCATCTTCTCGAGATCCTCCAGCGCTACCGGCCCGAGGTTTGTCATCAGGTAATGCTTGTCTCCCTCCGGCCCTATTCCTTTGTCGCCCAGCTTCGCGAGGGTTGTGTTTATGTTACGCGCTCCCCACTTGAGCAGCAGGTCTTCGGCCTGTACCTGCTCCAGGAAGCTGCTGATGCTGTCCTGCCTGAACCCGTAGCAATATCCCTTGTCCGCGACCAGTTCCCGTCCCACAACGGTCAGGCGCTTCAGATGCTTGCGCAGGTAAGGCTGGATCACCATGAACCTGAATGTGGCGTCTTCCTGCATCGCGGTGGCATAATTGCTGGCGGTCAGCGACACTTTGGTCGGGGGAACGGTATAATTCGCAAGAACCCTGTCCCTCAGCGTCTTTTCCCCTTCGGTAAAGCTCGCGTCGGTCATCTCCTGCGCCATCTTATGGATGGCGCTCCCGGCGGGGACATTTTCCAGGAGGGCGATCACGCTGGCATACTTCCCGGCGGCGATACCCCTCAGTTCCTCCTTGAACCGTTTTTTCCCTTCCGGGTCCAGCTCGCCCTCCAACATCAGCAGGAGCGGCGAGAGCCCGCCTTTTCTCAGGAGCTGGGTGTTGTAGTCGTCCTGCGCGTTCAGCCTGTCGCCGGTATTCACAAGCCCGGCAAGAGGCGAGTCGGCCGTATACCGCCCGGCCGGGTCGTATTCCCGGATGATCATGAGTTCCGGCAATTTGTCCTCCCGGCCCTTGGGTGTGTATTTGCCGAATGTCCTGATCACGGTCCCGTTCATATCTATCTGGTCGTAGAGCTTGTCCTTTCGCTCCCGGATCGTCACCGCCGGCACATGGTACCAGGCGGCCGGCATTCGTTTCGTGTCCCTCGCGATCTCGAAGCAGGCATAACCTAGAATGCCGAAATCCTTGACGCAGGCGGCCATCCTTTCGGAAGACGTCGTCCAGTCCTCATCGTCTTTTTCAAGGAAGTCCGTCAGAATCTGCATGAGTTTCGGATCGGCCTGGGCCTTTGGGTCGTCGGCATCGAACACGCATCTCACTTCCGATGCCTCGATGCCCTGCTTGATCGCCCTTACCACGCCCTTGATCCACGGAGCGCTGTAATATACCGACACCAGCTCCCACGGGTCGGCCAGCATGTCCCGGTATTTGCCGGGGCAGGACAACCCTTCCTTGCCGTCATCCTTCCCTGTCCGGGGATTTACGGCCCTCTTATTCTTCTTGCCGACGCCGATCAGCGAACACTGTATCGATTTTCCCTTTTCTGCCATTTACCGCCTCACAATCTGGTGAACTTGATCTTTTTCCGGTAGCCCCCGCGCTGTTCCATCGCCCCGGACAGCGAGTCCGGACCGTCGTCGTGCTCGCCGCCGTTCTCCTCGAACGCATATAACTGTTCCAGGAGAAGGGGAGTGTCGCCCACCTCCCGGAAGAACACCAGGTCGCCGTTGTCATGCGGGGCGACCATCCGCTGTATGCGCAAAGACTTTTTCTCCGAATGATAATCCAGTTTGATCGGCAGGAAGTGCCCCCGCTTCACCGCCGCGTCGTCGAAATCCCTCTTCAAAAACCGCTGGAATCCGTTCGCTTCGAGCCCGTACAGCCGGGGGTGCAGATCCTCGTCGAACTTGTAGGCCGCCCCCACCATCATGGCATTCGTGGCGTGCCTGATCCACACCCCGCAGACATACTCCCGGTGATCGCCCGGCAGCTTGCCGGTCACGATGATGCTCTTGAAGTCCCCGTGCCGTGATTCCAGCACCGAGGGGTCGATATAGGCGATCTTGTCTTCCAGCCTCGGGATGATGGCCGGGTCGCCGAAATGCGTCATCTCCGGCCGGAAATAATGCGTATCATCCACCGGGGCGCACAGCATTTCACGGGCATAACGTATCCACCCGATCTCCTTTTTGAGCGCCTTCAGCTTCTTGTCCGGCCATTTTGCCGGCCAGGTCGAATGGCCGTTCTCGTCCTCTGACGGGAACTTGCACCGCTTCCAGGCTATGTAGTCCGGGTGATACAACATGTGGCCGACGACGCCCGAACGCCCCATGAGGTTAGCCACGCAGATGAGCTGCCATCCCGTCGCCGCCATCCTCGGCCTGACGGTCGAGTGGACCCAGTTCAGGGTTTTCGCCGTCCTGCGGGAGGAAGAGGCGATCTCCTCGTCCTCGATGTCGTCCAGGACGACGAGGTCGGGGCGGTACTGCCGCCACTTGATGCCCCTGAACGCCTGCCCGGCGCCGCGGGCCACCACCCTGATGTCGTTACTCGTCACAAAATCGTTGTCGCTCCACTGGTACCGCCCTTGTAAACTGCCGAAATCCTCGAGTATCCGCTCGTTGTCGCTAAGTTCCAGTTTGATGAGCTGCGTCGCCTGCGCCGCGATGTCCTCTGTCATCGAGGCTATTACGATGCAGTGATGCTTCCGGAACAGGATGCACCAGAGCACATACCCCAGCGTGACGATGGTGGATTTCCCCCAGCCGCCCGCCGCGACGATCAGGACCTGCCTCTCCATGGTCTGCACCGCCCGCGTCATTTCTTTGTGCTGGCCGGACAGCGCCGTGTCGAAGTAGTGCGGCAGATAGGTCGCGAGATAATACTTGAAGTCCTGCTCCGCCTCCCGCTTGCGCCTGTCCTGAGCCGCCGGCGAATTGTCGGGGAACGCCTTGACCTCGGTCCGGAGCGCCGCCCGGACCTCTTTGAATTTGAGCTCGAACTCTTTATGAGTGAGCTGAGCCACTTAGAGCCCCGCCTGTTTCCGGCGCTGTTCGATGAAGGTGTTGATGTGCGGGTCTATCTTGTGCAGCAGTTCAGGTTCGGCGCATTTCAGGTATTCGACGAATTTCAGCATGGCGAACATGATGCCGCGCAGGGTCTGCTTGTCCGCCCTCAGCGCCGCCACCGCCTTGGATGTCGTCAGAATCACCCTGGCCGCGTGCTCGGTCAGGTCGTTATTGTTGCTCTGTATGCTGAGGATATACTCCATCAGCCTGTTCTCAAGCACGTCCGCCGCCCGGTCGGTAGAGGTCGTCAACGCCTCGCGCTTCTGGTCCCAGCGGTCTTCAAGGCCCCATTGCAGGACATTGGCCACGGGCACGCGGAAGAAGTCGGCGATCTCCTGCGCCTCGTTGTTCTCATAGACGAACATGTACTCGGCCCGGCGCCGCATCTTGATGTCGCGTAACTTGTCGAATGCGGTTGTGGGGTAGGTCACCCGGTATTTCGGGGCGGGGTCGGCCGTCGAATGCGGCCTGGACCTTTTCTTCCCCGCCTTTTTTGCATCCGGCCCGTTGCTCATTCAGCCTCCATCTGGAGCATAGCCGGAGTATACCCGTCCGTCTAACAACTATGCGGCTTATGCGAACTAAATATGAGGCGCGGAGAACCGGGTTGGAAACGGAGGAGGGGGAGTACGCGGGTAAAGATTAACGGCGACAGAGAGATAGGGGGATATGGAACGTCGCGGTTTCGGGTTTTTTAAAGGACGCGCCGCCTGGGGCCAAAATGGGCGGCTTGGTCTTTTCCGGATAGGGGAAAGGCCTTGCCCGGCCCTTTCGTCCTTCCACGGGCCGCACAGCGCGCAGGCGGCCATAAAAAAAGCCCCCTTCCGGGGGCTGGAAAGAATCCGTCACAGGCTGGGTATGATCCCTAATCGCTTTTTTGACTCTATATGGCGATTCTTGCTGAGTAGGGGCGTTGCATTACTGGGACCACACCCGGGATGCATACATAAGGCGGTATACTTGGATTTGTCCCTGCATAATATCACTACTGCCAAATCTGGACCGGATTGCACAATCATCTGCGTCCCGGGTTTGTTTTCAAAAATGAATCCATCAGTAGATAATAAGGCTTCTCCGCAGGGGCACGTCACGCCGTCGAATTCGCCATACGGCTGTGGCTCCCATAACAATCTTTTGGCCGGCCTGAACCAATACCCCCCGACCAACTTGATTGCCCCTCTTGGCGGCTTGTGTTGTTTGTCCGGCTTAATCACCCATCCAAGAACCTGCGTCATATACGCTCCTTCTTCGGGGTAGGGTATAGCTGCCTAAAATCTGCACTGCCATACGGGGCAACACTGATCTTGCAGCCGGTCATTATGCCCCTAACCCTTTCTACTCCATCCTTTCTTTCAATCCACAGCCATCTTCTTTTCTTTTGCTGTTTTCTCTGCCGTCGCGCCTTGCTCACCTTCCGCCTCCTGCCCCTATTCTATCACTTTCCTGCATTTCCTTCAGCCATCAGCCTTCAGCCTTCAGCCTTAGAAGAGGGGGGCGGTCACCCGCCCCCCTCGCCTCCGGCGCCCTTTAAAGGATCCTTTTGTGCCCTGTTGCCGGAGGCCGCATTGTCGAGTCTCATCTGTTTCCCGATCCTACCGCCTCCTTTCTTTGCTGGTTGCGCGCCGGATTCTTTCCAGCGCTCGAACATTTTCTCTTCGCACTCGTGGCAGAGGATCATCCGCTTGCCCTTGTGATACCGTTCCAGCCGCTGGTGCGCGGTAATTTCCTTCTGGCAGTAGTCGCACCGGTAGGTTTCCTCCGCCGACATATTCACGGGTTTGCCCCTGTGTGCTTCTCCCGCGCCTGTCTTTCCTGCTCGCGGATGTACGCGTCCGCCTCTGCCGCCGACTTGATCGTTCTGCCCGTCGGCTTCTTCTCCCCCTTATTTTTAAGGGGGCGGGGGGATTTTCCTTCTGCCTTCGCCCTCCGCGTATACTTCCGCTTGGGCTTGGCTTCCCCCTTATTTTTAAGGGGGACCGAGGGGGATTTTCCTTCTGCCTTCGCCCTGCGCGTGTACTTTCGCTTGGGCTTTTCTTCCCCCTTATCTTTAAGGGGGGCCGAGGGGGATTTTCCTTCGGTTGTTGCCTCGGCATCTGGGTATTTGACTGACAAAGCGCCGACCACCACGCCCAGGATGTAATTGAACGCCATCTTTCTGTCCAGTTCCGTCGCCCCCGATGATACTTTGTCAACGACGAGCATTCCCAGGGCAGTCAGTCCGGTCATCTCTGCGATGTCCTTAATCGGCCGCTTCGGGCGTCAGGGGCGAATCGGGGTTCAGCCCGCCGACATACCACTTGTATGTGGCTTCTCCGGTGCTGATTCCCATTACGATCATCCCTGCCCCTATTTTGTGGGAGGCCGTAGAGATCGTCACGTTGTCCGATGTCGCCACCCCGTCGCATACGATGCCGTTGCTGTCGGCTGTCCCGCAGGTGACGACCAGGTTCTGGTCCGCGGTTTGCAAAAAGTAAAAGGTGACGCCCACGGTGGTCGCGTCCGGGTCGGGGATTGTAAATGTAGTTGTCCCGTCGGATTTTGTGGCGATATACCGTTTGTTGTTCGCCGCCGTAGTCAGGGTGGTTGCGCCGCTCTCATTTATGACGTTCTCGAACACCGCCGCCTGGAAATAGGCCGTGTCATGCCCGTCCAGCGAGTCTGCGTTCAGGTTCGTGTTGACGGTCGTCGATGTGCAGGCATAGGGCTGGGTGCCGGTCGAGGCCGTCGAGGTGTAGTTTGTTGCCGTCGTGCCCGGTGTCATCGGCGGCAGGTCCGCGAAAGCGATCGCGGCCAAAAGCAGGGCGCCGATTGTCATAAGGATACAGGTCAGTTTTCTCATCGCGCCCTCCTTAGTAGCTGATCCAGACGTGGACGGTCGAGCTCGCCCCGGTCGTCTTCATCTTCAGCGTCCTGAACGGGATGTTCACGTTTGCCAGGCACTCACCCGACTTGATGTAGGTGTCCGTCGAGGTATCCACCGCCGTCCCGTCAAACGAGAGGTAGAGCTGGCCCGGGCCGTCGTTCGAGATGACCCACTGGACGGCGTTGTGCGATCCCGGCACCGTAACGGTCGTGTCAGCCGAGGTGAGGACGAGGATCGCCGTGATGAAGAGCATCCGTTTTGAGTTATTGCCTACGAATTTCATTTAAACCTCCTTTTTCATCTCACTCTCCTCCATTCGATTTTGATTACCCCTTTTTCTTCCATCCCACGCGCCAACTTGCGGTAGGCTCCCTCGCTGAGGTCGAACTCGCGGCCGGGGCGGTAAGGCCCCCGGTCGTTCACCCGGCAGAGCGCCGTCCTGCCGTTCGCGGGGTTTTTAAACGCCACCCAGCTCCCCAGCGGCAGGGTCTTGTGCGCGCAGGTCATCCCCCAGCGGTCGAACCTCTCCCCGCTGGCGGTCAGCCTGCCGTGATGGTATGCGCCGTAGTAACTGGCGACCGCGACCGCCATACTGGGGACATGACCCGATTCGGCCTTTTGAATCGGGATAGACAGCTGACGGGGACATGACCCGGTTCGGCTTTGTGAACCGGGATCGTGTCCCCAGACAGCGGCTAGCGGCACCACCGCCAGCATCACCATACCTAGAATAAATCCTTCAGCCTTACGCCTTAAGCCTTCAGCCTGTCTCATCTGTTCAGCCTCTCCAGGAACTGTGCTATCGCCTCACCCTTGATCCTGGTGTTACGCAGGCCGCGCCGGCACACCGCCCCCTCCCCGTATTTGCCTTCGTTGATGTAGCGGTAGATGGTATCTATGCTGCAGCCGCACATTGACGCCACCTGGGAAACGCGCCACTCGCCGCCCAGCTTGAACCTTTCGATCAGCTGTTCCACCGTCAGCTCAGCCATGCCCTTCCTCCCACTTCCACCGCTTCAGAGCCTGTATCAGTTTGGAAAGCTCCTTTGTTCCCAGCCACTTGAGCGGGTTCTTGACCGCCGCGTCCTGCCCCGTGATGTGTTTTACGATCCCGGCGAGGCGTTCCGGGGCGACGCTGTGCTGCCGGACGAGGCGCAGCACTTCCTTCACTTGCGAGCGAGTCCCGCCCTGTTTCGTCCCCGGCGTCGGCTTCTTGACGAACCCCATCTGGACGAACAGGTGCCACAGGTCCTGGTACTGCGCCATCGTGAGCTGTTTCGAGCTGTGCACCCTGTAACGCGACCAGAGCAGGTCGCGGTATGTCTCCTCGTCGAGGCGAAGGTCCGCCTTGGCGATGTGGATCATCTTGACCTCGTACGCCCCGACCGCGTTCATGGCAGCCCTCCATGATGGACAAAGGCCAGATCCTCGACTTTGCCCCATGTCCATTCATCCGTTTCGCTCCATCTAAGTCCTATTTCAAGAGAATTGATGTTGATGATTGAGGATCTATGTTGGGATTCTTCGATTACCCATCGTTCCGGGTCTGTATCTTTAATACCGGGAATAAAGTACAACCCTGCCCCTTCCTGCAACTTTCCTGAATCATCGTACAATTTCGCCCTGAACCGGATGTTCATAACTACTGCGCCCCTTCCACGAACATGCCCTCAAGGAGCAGGTTGTAGATGTCCATGTCGCCCAGCTTCTGGTCGATCACCTCGCGGGGGTAGGATTTGCCCTCGGCCGCGCCGTCGATCATGTCGAAGATGCTGACGAGGTGCTTGACCATCATGCCCCTGAGCGCCTCCTCGCGCGAGATCCCCTGCATCGCCGCCGCCCTCTCGAAGTTGTGGAAAACATTGTCGCCCGTCGGCGCGTATTCAGCCTGCTTTCGACCGAACACCAGCTCCCGCCGGTGCATGGAATGGCGCATCACCTTCTCAAACTGCTTTTTCGTCATGGTCCTCCTCCTTTTCCAGCTTGTAAAAATCGGTATATGCCGCGTAAGAGGCGAGGGTATGGTTCCCCCGCCCGCTCTTCCCGAGCGAATTCAATATCCCCCGCCTGACCCGCCTCTGCTCACGGGTTAGTACCGTGTCACCCCGGACCTGATCCGGGGTCTTCACGATCTCGATGAAGCGCAGCTTCCCCTTATCTGTAAGGGGGGCAGGGGGGATTTTCCTCTGTTTCCCGGTCACGATTTCATCCCCGCCAGAATCATCTATTGCCCTGGGATAGCAGATGTCTCCGTTGTCGTTCAAGTGGTCCGCGCAGCAGTCCAGCAACCTGTCGAAATCCCAGGATGTCCCGACCCCCCTCAAGAAAAATTCCTTTTTGAACATGGATTGGTACTCCAACCCTGACCCTTGGCCGTAAATCCCTTGGTCAAGTTGTTCTTCCAGGAACCGCCTTACTTCGTTCGTGCTCATGGCCTCCTCAGCGCGGGCATAACCCGCAGACGGCGGGGGGCTTGTTGCTAGGTGCATCCGCACCCGGCCACCCGCCGTTTCGGCCTCGTCCGGGGGTTACGAGGCCACCTCCTCAAGCTCCGTTTCCGCCGGCTTCGCCCAGAATGTCACCACCTGCGTGATCGTCACGCCGGGCACCGTCGCCGCTACTTCCTGTTCGGCAAGCATCGCCTCCTTGTTGACCTCTGTTTTGACCCTGATGAACCTTGTGAGGTCCATCGCCTTCAGCCTCTCAAGGACTGCCTCGACGCCCTTGATCCCGACCTTGGGCGTCCCCGTCCTCCAGCCGATCTCGCCCGTCGTCAGCTTGGCCGACTTCATCTTGCCCACGAGGATCGTGTCCTTGTTCTTCTCGGCGTACAGGTGCAGGCCGTCGAGCAATCTGGCTATCGCCTCGCCGTGGGGCAGGGCGTCCTCTTCGTATTTCCTCTTGATCTCGGCCATCTCGTCGTTCATGTCGGCCTTGATCCTCTCGCGCTCGCGCTGGTGGCGCCCGAGGTCCTCCAGCGCCTGCGCCGCCTCGTGCTGGTTCGCCGGGATCGTGATGTCCGGCATCGCCTTTTTAATCCTTTCAGTCTTGGCCATCAGACCCTCCTCTCCTGCGGCATCGCCACTTCCTGCATCGCCGCCTCGTTCAGCATCCTGATCTTGAGCTGGTACTCCTCGATCCTCTGCGCCGCGTTCTGCAGCGCTAGCTTGGTCTTCTGCATCTGGTCGTCCGTCGGGCTCGTCCAGTAATCCTCCAGCGCCTTTTTGCTGTAATCCATCGCCTCGTTCGCCTGGGCCCTCAGGTTGCCGATGACCGTCTCAACCGTCGTCATGCCGCCCTCCTTCTGGCCACCACCGGCCAGCAGAACAGCTTCGTCTTTTCCTGCCTGATCGAGGGGATGAAGATGTTCGTCATCTTCTGGATCTTCTCGATGTTCTCCTCGGTCAGCCTGGTCGCCCCCGCCGTCACCTTTTTGAGGGTCGAATAGGGGACGCCGGTCCTGTCCGAGAATTCCTTCTTGGTCAGCCCTGCCAGTTTGATGAACGCGTCCAGCCTTTGCCCCTGCGTCTTCGCCGTGATCGTCATTTTCGCCTCTGCCTTTGCAGGGGCCTTCTGCCTGCCGTCCCCGTCATTGCGAGTCCGCTTCGAGGGGTTGCCCGTCGCTGCAATCTCCCTCTTCCCGCCTTTTCCCTTTACCTTTTTGGTAATGACCTTCGATACTCTCGTCATCGCTATCTCCTTTCTTTCTTTGAAATCACGCTCTGGATCTTCTTCCACGCCTTCGGCGGGATCGGCCTGATGCCCGCGATGTACTTCTTCATGGATGAGTAGGCCACGCCCGCCTCTTCCGCCACCGCCTTTATCGTCGTCTTGTGGTTCTCGATGTAGAACTTCACCGCCGCCGGCTGGATGTTCTCCCCCGTGCGAGCGGGGACATGACCCGATTCGGCTTTTTGAATCGGGATCGTGTCCCCAGACGACTCCTCCTCCACAATTCGGTCGAAGATCTCGTGGATGGACAGCGCGAGCATCTTCTGTCCCGCCTCCATGTCCATGATCGCGGCGAAAGCCCGGTGTTTTCGTGCCTGCGTGGGGGCCGCCGCGGCCTCCCGCGCGTGCCTGAGCGCCCTCATCGCCCTGTCCTTCAGGTCGAAAAGCCGCTCGTCGAGGTAGGCGGAAACGCTCTGGAAGTCGGTTTTGTTTGGTCTAGCCACCTTATGCATGTGCCGCCACCGGTTTCTTATAACGGTACTGCTTTGAGGCAAAGGAGCAGTCGCAGATACCGCCGTCAGCCTGGCAGGTTGTAATCGCCGGGCAGGTTGTGCGGGTGCAGGAATAGCCGGGCTTCTGCAATGAACCTGTGTTCTTGAGTCTTTCTATGCTATCCAAAATTCCGCCTTCAAACGCCATAAACCTGATCCTCCATTCGTCATGGATAATGCGCTTGAACTCCTTGCGAAAACCCAAGTGCTTCCCAAAATTGTTCTTCAGATATTTGATGCACTTCTGAGTCGTCATTTTTTTCTCTCCTTCAGCCATCAGCCTTAAGCCTTCAGCCTAATACTCTTTCCCGAAGGTCCGCATCAGCCTGGCCGCCTGCAAAACCTTCGCGTCAACGTCCCTGTCGTTCAGCTTCGCGATCCTCTTCGCCTGCCACAGGTCGTTCGCCGCGCGCCTGAAAGACCCCTTTTTCGCCGTTTCCCGCACCATCCTGCGGGCGTCCGCGTCCGTTATCCCCTGGCTGGCCAGGTATTTGGTGATGTCCTCGTCGTTCGGGTTGTTCAGGTTGACGATGAACGCCGCCCGGTCGTACAGGTGGCTCAGGTTGTCCTTGGCTTGCAGCCCGCGGGAAAGCATCTTCATGAAGACCGATGTGCCCCCGAGCACCATTCCGATCCCGCCGCTGTCGTAGATCGCCCGGAGGCCCTCGACCACCCTCGGCGTCACCCTGTCGAGCTCGTCGAAGATCAGCAGCCACCCCTTGAGCGCCGTCTTGCACAGCTCGATCCTGTGCGCCGCAGACCCGTTGCCGCCGCCGTCCAGCAGTTGCGTCGCGATCTCGGTCATCGTCGAATACGAATTGCAGCAGATGTACTTGACCTTTTCGCTATTCGCCGCGTGTTCGGTGAAGCTCTCCGTCTTTCCGGTGCCGGGATTGCCGATGATAATGCTGAGTTTATGGAAATCGTGGCAGTCGGTGCATACCTCGTTGATCTTGAGGAGAGTGTCGACCTCGACCACTTCCTCGGCCTGCGGCTTGCTTCCCTGTTCCCTCAGCCACACTTCCGCCAGCTCCGGGATCGCCCGGTACTTGTAATGCCCGGCCATATAGCTGGAAAGATGGTCGGGGTTGCACCCGATCTCGTTCGCCAGCCGCCGTATTGTCCAGTGTTTCATCTGCCTGACTTTTTGCAGATGCCCGATCAGCTCTTGCTGTTCCATGTCCCACTCCTTTATGGTACGCGCCCGCCCCCGTGACGGGCGTCATAACGTTACGCGATCGGCGAAGGCTCCTGCGTTGCCCGCCCGCGCCATAGTTTCAGGACGACTTCCTCCGCCGCCGGGATGGCCGACGCCGCTTCGTCGTGCAGCTTCAGGTCTTTCCCCACCTGGTCGTACCCCGTGATAGCCGCCAGCTTGCTCTGAGAGGCGTGCTGGGGCTTTATATCCACCACTACCGGCCGCGGATAGCAGCGCGGGTCTATCTTCGCCAGTTCCTTGCGCCTTTCACGGTATTCCGCCCTCAGGGACGCCCGGTCTTCAAGGAATTCTGCCAGCCGCGACTTTTCGGCCTCCTCCTCCGCGAATGGGTGGAAAAGCGCGTCTGCCGTGGCCCTGCAAAGGAACTGCCGGTCTTTTATGACAATGAGTTCTTCGATGTGGTTGGGGTGATATCTACATTCCAACTTCTGCCCCACAAGTGGATATAAGGCAGGATGGTTGTAATATCGCAACTTCCCCCGATAGGTGAAGTGGATGCCGTCAGGGTGTACCATCCTCCCGCCTTTGATGGTCGGCAGAATGATGAGGTCCCACGCCGATCTGTTCGGCGTCCTGACCGTCGTCAGCCTGTTCAGGCCGTATGTCTGCACCGGCGTCTTCCCCTCAAGGGCCGAATGTTCCCTGTTGTTGTATTCGTGCTGTATGATTTTCACTTCTTCTTCGAATTCCAGCCAGGTCAGAAGCCGTCTTTCGCCCTGCGCCCCGTCGGTTTTCAGCCACAGAAGCGTCTGCTCGACCTCTTCCTTCAGCTTTTCGGGCCGGCGGTCGGCCTTGTTCGCGCACCATCCCGGCAAAAGGTTGATCCATCCCTGCTCGAGAGTGTTGAAAAACCGCTCGGCGTGCTTCGACTGGCCGTGGTATTTCATCGTGTGGCGCATTTCGATGCCCACTTCCTGGATGAGCCCCCACTCCGGCTCGTCCGGGCGCGATTTATAGACGCTCACCCGCTGGCCGTTCAAGAGGGTGCTCTTGTAGTCTTTTCCGTTGTCCACATAGAGCCTGTTCGGCAGGCCGCCCCACGGGACGCCCTCTTCCTCCGGGAATACCGCGCTTCCGAGCGCGAGGGCGATCTCGAGGGCGCACGGCCCGAAATTCACCGTGTGGCCGACCCACGCCCGGCTGTTTCCGTCCATCCAGAAGGTGAGCCACGGCCTCTGGATGGTGCCGTCCGGGGCGATCACCATCACGTCGAACTCGTGATGGTCGCCAACGAAGGTGTCCCCCGCGGGGATCTGCGACCAGTCGCGGCGCAGTGACGGCGCGAAATGGTCGTTGTAATACTTCATTCCCTCGCGGTGATAGGCCAACTCGGCCGTGTTGTCTCGCTTTTCCCGCTGGCACCACTGCTGGACCAGCCTCAAACTGGGCGCTTTTTCGCCGAATTCGGCCTTCAGCCCCTCGAATACCTGCACTTGTGACGGGCGATAGGGCTGGCTGTAAAGCTCGATGGCCCTTACCTGCACCTCCGAGGGGTATTTCAGCCCCATGCCCTTCTTGCGCCCCCTCTTGCCGCCGTAAACCTCTTTATCCTTGCGGGTGACCGTCTCGCCGCTTTGCTTCAGCGCCCGCTTGCGCTCCCCGTACTTTCCTATGTGGTAGTAAAGGCCCGAAAGGCACAGCCCCAGCTTTTTCGCTATCGCCCGCTTCGCCGCGACGCCTTTTGTCTCCCGCGCGACGCGGATCATCTTCATGAAGTGCAGCTCCGCCGCCGATTTGCCGCTCAGCTCGATGGCGCGGGCCTCCGTCAACTGCTCCGGCGCCGTTTCCCACGCCTCCGGCAGCTCGAATTCGACCTGCGCCTGCGCGCGCCGGAACGCCATGTACCGCCTGCGCCCCTCGCGCGAGAGCAGCTCCGGGCTGAGTTTCGTGGGGTTCGACCGGCTGTTGTCGCCCAGAGTAATGAGCGCGCCCTTTACAGGGTCATGTTTCCAAGCACGGCCTATTCTCAATTGCACTGCGTTTGGCCGCATTTTCTCGTATGATGCGAATTCTTGAAGCGTCAGCCACCCGTCAGTCGTCACGCCTTCTCCTGTTGTCCCTCCCCCTTACCTGTAAGGGGGACCGAGGGGGATTTACCTCTCATCAGTGTTTTCTTCTTCAAACAGCCCCGGCTGTTCTTCTATCGCCTTCATGAACCCCGCGGCGCTTTCCATTTCCTTCCGGATTGCCTCCAGCGCTTCGTCAATAGGCGTCTGCCTCTGGAAAAACGCCACGACGGCGCGGATCGCTTCCGCCTGCCGCCTCTGGTACAGCCCGATCTCGCTCTCCTTGGCCGAGCGCACGCGGGGCATCTTCACGCAGATGAACCCGCACCGCTGGGCGAGGTGCTTCAGGATCGAGTAATCCTTCGTGTGTGTCATCAGGTTTATGAGGTGCTTTGAGGGGAGGGGAGCCGACTCGTCGAACGGATTCGCCACCCTGTACAAATAAGAGGTAGCGATCCCGAGGTTGTCCGCCATCTCCTCCATGCTTGTCTTGGCCGAGTGTTTTCTGATCGTTTCCGATACGATCTGGTCGAAGGTCTTCATCTGTTCTCCTTATAACAGCCCTTTGCAGGGGCGGGTGGAAAAAACGCCTCTTTTTATCGTTGACATCTCAAGGCACATACCTTATATTCTGATTGCTGGAAAAGAGTGGGTCCGGCAGCTGCAACTACCGGACCCGGGCAGTTATAAGGAGTGTGCCTGTGATACCTTGTCGGGAGAAGTGTCCTCGGGTTGTCTTTCGATCCGCGATCCATCAACATCTCCGCGTCCTAAGTGCCTCTATAATTCCACCGGACAGTTATAATAATAGTCCAAACGGGACACTTTGTCAAGTGGGGTGCCTCTATAGGAGTCTTCATGGCTTTCTGTGATAATTTATCAGCGGCATTAAAGCTTCGCAAGATGACCAGAAAAGAAGCCTCTAGGCGTTGCGGTATATCATATTCAGCCATGCGCCGCTATTTCGACGGGGACAGGTTCCCTGGGGGTGATGTACTTGAGCGGTTAGGCCGCGTTCTCGATGTTAGTGTGGATTGGCTGTTGACAGGAGAGGGGCCTGTGACGCGCATGTTTTCTCCGTCATCAGTCGCTGAAGCGGAAACGATATATATGAATGACGATCTTCTAAAAAAAATATGCCAGATGGTTCTCAAGATGGATAAGGAGGCGAAGCAGGATCTACTAAAACATATTGAAGACCGCGAATTGCTCGCGGAGCTCCATAAGGAGCGCTCTAAGCTAAAAATCGGGTAGGCGTTGCCACTTTTGGAGTAATGATATATATTAAGGAACGTAGGAGGCGTTAGATGGCGGACGAACGAGTCGCTCCGGAATCCACTGTTAGGACGGTGAGTTTCGCTCTAGTTCTTATTGCTTGCGCGGCAGTATTTTTTATGATGGGGCGGTATGTGTTCCCTGTGCGGCAACCTATTCAGCCTCCAAAAGCCTCTGCACCGGTGGTTATACCAGTCCCACCTCAAACGGTGGCACAGAAGAACAATATCACTCATAAATTCGCGCACTCTACGTACCTTAATTTTAAGGAGTGTGGGTTGATTGTGCGTGGAAATCCCTATGATGACTTCTATATTATGAACACTCGGCAATTCCACACGCTAAAAGACCAGGAATTAATCTGTAGGTTATTATATTGCGAATATGCATATGAAACCGGGGAGGAACCTATGAGTGTTCTGTTTTTCGGGGACGACAGGATGGCGACACCTCTTGCCAGGTATGATAAGGATAAGGGATTCATCTTAAAACCGCTCATTCCTTGATGTGTTTCAGTATCCCCAGCTGCCTCTGGGCCCGCAAGTAGCCATATCATATTAAGGAAGGAGTGGATTATGGACGTTGAAATGAAGGAACGCTTCGACAAAATGGATGCCCGCTTCGAAAAGATGGACGCCCGCTTCGATAAGATGGACAAGAAGCTAGAAAAGATGGATCGCTCCATTAAGGCTGGACGGAAGGAGAACTCCGAAACAAAGGAGTCCTTGCAGGATCTTCACCGCAAGGTAGACCAGCTCGCCGACTTCAACCATAAGGATCACGAGGAATTCCGTAAACAGTTCGCTGATCTGGGTTCTCAAGTTGCTGATCTGCGAAAAGATATGTCCTTCGGGTTTGAACTGATAGGCCATGCTCTTCAGGCCATCAACCGGCATTTTGGCATCGTCCCTGATAAGGTCAAGTCTGCCGGCAGCGTCGCCTGCCGCAAACCCGTCCCCAAGAAGCCCGTCAAAGGGTAGCCCCCCCCTTGACATGCCATCTTCCCTGGCATAGAATGGTTGCATAAGGAGGTAAAGATGCCGGCGACGAAGGAGCAGGTTGACCAGCTTGAGGCAAGGATGACGCGGATGGAGAGGAAGCTTGATAAGATGATGAAGTTGCTTGAGTGTTACCAGTTGGAGTTCGGGCTCCTGCACGCTAAAATTGACTACCTGGGTTCTTGCCTTCTCGCTCCCCAGGAATACAAAAAACTGCAAAAGATCGCCTGACCTACCTTCGATCAAAAGATTTCAGTGGGGCCGCCGTCATGGCGGTCTTTTTTTCCCAGGCGTCTCCCCCTTATTTTTAAGGGGGACTGAGGGGGATTTTCTACCCCCTCACAATCTAAAGCAATCCACTTTAGATTTATCTTTTTCCACCCTTCCCTTCCCCTGTGACCATCTTTGTCACTTTACTCCATTCCGCTTTCTGTGGATATCTTTTTCGACTTGATGCGTTAGCCCCTCTTCAGATCGAATAAGCTTACCCTATCTCATTGAATATATGGATGTTATCTCCATGACACAAGTGACATAAGTCGATGACACAAGATATGACACAAGTCGTTAGAATCATTTCCCACTTACACCCATTCGTTTTTAATATGTATTGTATATCATTATTTCAGTTGCCGCCCATTTTTCTTTTTACTGCGCCCTTTTCTTTAAAAGTGTTCCCTTTGGTAACATTTTGCCCATTTTGGCGCGCGCAGTTAAATCCCTTTAGAAATTTCCCTATCTCTCTGTCGCCGTTAATCTTTGCCCGCGTACTCCCCCTCCTCCGTTTCCAACCCGGTTCTCCGCGCCTCATACCTGTATCTCGTTGACCAGGTACCTCTGC